CGGTCATTTACTTCTTCCTGATAAGGATTTACCACCATGTTCCACCACCACTTAACCCCAAAGACTTAGCATATCTTGGTAAACGACATGCCCAATAAGACGCAGTTGTTTTGTCTTTGGTTGTATGACATTTGTGTCTTGCTGCGAATGATCTCTTAGCCGCAGGATCTTTTAATTTAACAGCCAAAGATCCACCACCTCCCGCAGCACCAAAGGAAACTTTTTTAACATTACCTGTCTTTGGATCTTTTACATAAACCTTGAACTTTTTTCCACCACTACCCCCTCTCATAGGTTTGTTTAATTGAACCTTTTTTCCCTGATACTCATCTTCATACAACATCGGAACATCCAAAGGAACCAATTCCCCTTCATAAAGTTCAAACAAACCGATATCAGTATTTTTAATTAACCATCTATCCACTTGATTGGTGAAGTTTTCATAACCTAAACTTCTTGCTTCTCTAAATAAAGAGAAATATTTGTCAGATCCCATCCTGAAAACATTTTCGTGAATTAAAATATCATTATCTATATGATATTTCATTTCTTCACTCAAAACAATCTTATTTTCGTTGAGAGTTTTACACTCAAAAATTGGCTTTTTATTCATAACTGATTCTTTTTTGTATCCTTTTATTTGAATTCTTGTTGGTTTTTGCCCCTTCCCTGATTGAGGATCTTTCTTTTCTTTCGCCCTTTTTCTTGCACAAGCAGATTTCTTTTCCTCTTCAGTCATTTTGGAAGCCACAGATCTAGCCCTACATACAGGATAACCTTTTGTTTCACCCTCATCTCTTCCACAGGGGGGATGACCACCACCTTCCTTTTTTTTACATATATTTACCCAAGGACCTTGTGGTTGTTTTGATCCTTTAGATTTTTTCTTTTTACCAAACCAAACCGCTAAATCTTCTTTTAACTGAGACATCTTTTTTATTGATAAATATAACGAAAAATTGTATTTTTTACCTATGGAAAATCAAGAAGAACAAAAACCACTCGGTATTTTATTCAATACTCTGAATTATTACACAATTGATGATTTGAATAAGTTTATAGATAATCTTACTGTAGAACAATCCATGTTCTGCTTGATGTGGTGTTGTGAATACGCACAAGGGAAGGGTATTCTGAGTTTGGAAGAGGCTGAAATTATAAGTAAATCTATAAGAAAAATCAGAAATTCTGAGGAATAAAAAAAGGGAACCGAAGTTCCCTTTTTCTTTGTGTTATGAATTGATTATCTCAATTCTCTAAGGTCGAATGTTCTAACACCATCAACTGTGATTCTACCATAGAATCTGTTGTTCACCATCTTCTTAGCGTATCTAGTCATGATACCCTTGATTGGGGTGAAGTTGAATGGGTTATACATAGTTGGTGTCAACTGAAGTGGTACGTATGGTGCGTAAACGTAACCTGTGTCAAGCAATGACGTTCCCTTGTGACCAATCAAGATTTGGTTTGGTGGGAAGTATGGGTCACGGTAAACCTGGTATCTACCAGACAATGTACCAACTCTTTCAATACCCATGTTGTATTGATCCTGTTCAGGAGCTGCGTTTGAAACGTGGAAGTATTCCAAGTCATCAAAAATAGCTGAAACTTCGGACGAAACAACGATCCAGTTAGCACCACCTCTCAATGTTGATTTGTGGATTTGTGCAGAAAGTTGGTTGATCGCAGTGATCAATGTTTGGTTCCAATCCTTCTGTGTGTACTGTGTCAATGGGTTAGCGGTTGTACCTCTCTTCCAACCGTTGTAGTCCCATCTCAACTGCCATGCTGCACCTTTTCTCAAGTCTCTCAAGATTTCTCTATCAATTTCAGCTGCGACTTGTTCTGACAACAACGCTGTCAATTCAGCCTCAGCGTCAATGTTGTGGAAAGCAGCAACGTCTTGAGCGAGTTCAGGTGACCATTGTGCTCTCAACTTTCTTTCGGTTACAGAAACGGTAACTGATTCAAGATCAAATGAAACTTCACCAATCTTATCTTCAAATTCCAATTCCTGATAAACTCTGAAAGTACATTCAAATTGAGATCCTGCGGTTGCAGTACCCGCAACGGTCAAAGTGAGACCTGAGTAACCATCCAATGATGCCGCTCCGATAGCACATGGTTGTTGTAGATCAACTTCCAAGTAGATCAATCCTGTTGCGTCACAGATGTTGTCATACGCACCACCGTTTCCAGGGTAAGAACCACTGTAGAAGGTTGTTGATTGTTGTGATCCGTATTGAACAATACCCTTACCATACTTCTGAGTAACAACTCTGAAAAGAAGATCACCAGATCCCATACCTGAGAACGCACCTGTTGATTTTGCGTTGACTCTCAAGTCAGAAAGGAAAGATTCGTTGTCCATTTCTTGACCATCAGGTCCGATCAATTTACCAGCACCTGCTGAAGAGAAACCTGACAATACGATCAACGCTTTTCTGTAAACAGGACCTCCATCAGCACCTGTAGCTGCAACTGTACCACCAGTTAAAGTGTAAGCCGCGGGAACCAATTCACCATTTGACCATGCAACTGTAGTTGCGTTTTTAGTGATTGCAGAGAACGCTCCTTTTGAGTAGTCAAAAAGACCAGGAGGATCTAAAGCCGCCTCATTACCTTCGTAGAATCTATCGTAAAGGTTTTTTTGGTTGTTATTGTAACCAGCACTTGATTCTGCTTGAGTTGGTCCGTCAACAGCACCGATAGGTCCGTAGTGAATACCACCTCCATCAGCGTTAGTTCCACCAACCTCATAAGCCTGAATCTTAGGTACGAAGTAGAAAAGTTTACCGATTGGTAAGTTCATCGCTTGAACAGAAACGATATCATTAGCTAAAAGTTTTGAGAAAACTCTTCTGATGATAGGGAATACAACAGTTTCAAATGAACCTGAAGAATCTGTTGAAGCCGCTTCGTTGATTAAGTGTGATGCTTGGTTCTCATAAAGTTGAGCCATGTTTTCTTTTAAGTGTCCGCCCAATCCTTCCAAGAAACCAAGTTTGTCCCATTTGTTTATAGTGTCTTCTTTGATAACTTTAAGGTGCTTAAGACCGATGTTACCAACTAAACCACTTTCTAATAATGCTCCCATATTAATTTTTTTTTTGTTTAGTTTATTTGTTTATTTTGCTCATTAAATCTTTCATTCTCAAGAACTGAGCGTTCTCGTATGTTTTAGATTCAACTAAGTTTGTTGAACCTTTTTGTGGTGTTTTTTGAACTTTGTTAACCACAGACTCGGTTACAACATTTGTTGAGGAAACCAATTCATTCTTAATTGACTTATAGAGATTTTTTGATTCTTTTAATGTCTCTACGTTGTCAAATCTTTTAAGAATATTGATTTTCTCCTGTTTGGTTGTAGAATGTTCGGTGAACAATCTGGTAGCGTAAGCTAAATTTGAGTTGAAAATCGCAACCTCGTTTAATTTAGTTCTGAAAAGATCAAGAGCCTTTTTGTACTCTTCATTCTTTTCTTTGAGTTGACTTATTTGTTTTTGATAAGATTCTACCTCTAAATGACGAGGTGCTGCTTTTGGTTTTGGTAAACCTTTTCTTCCAAAAGCTCTTCCATTACCCAAGGTTCTAGCTGCTTCCTTGGCTTCTTCTTTGTGTGCCTCACCTTCGTGAGCCTCTTCGTATGTTTCTTCTAACTCAACTTCTTCCTCTTCTTCTTCGTCTTCTTCTTCGTCAAATTCAATTTCGTACATCACTTCTTCTTCGTCCATGTGTTCCATTTCAGAAACTTCTAATTCTTCTTCAGAATCTTCCATTTCATCAAGATCCATCATTTCCTCCAATTCGTGATCTTCACCTTCCAATTGAATTTCGTATTCTACATCTGCGTTTTCATCTTTCAAGTGAATTTCGTCATCTTCCTTTTGAACGATAACTCCATCTTGGTCACCCATCAATTTGAAAACCTTTACGAGTTCTTCATCACTCATATTTGTGATGTCGATTAAATCTTCGTCTCCCATTTCATCTTCAAAATCCATTTCAAGTTCCTCATCATCCATAGATTCTAAGTCCTCGTCACCGAATTCATCAGGAAGGTCAACGTCCATTTCCTCTTCATCACCAAGATCAAGATCGATTTCCTCTTCTTCTCCCTCGTCACCAATTTCGGTGTCAAGTTCAAGATCAAGTTCATCTTCCTCACCTTGTTCTTTAATCTCATCGGTGTCACCACCTAAAGATTCTTTTACCAAAGACTTGATTTCTTCCTTCATTACTGAAGCAAGTATTCCTTTTGTGTTTTTTGCAATAGACTCTTCTAAGTTCTTCAACTGTAAGAGTGTATCGTCTAATAAAATTTCTTTTTTACTCATTTTCTATTTAAGTAGATTTATTTTTCTAAATAAATATACCCATCTATAGAAAAATCTAACTTTTTTTATATATTAATGAAATTAAATAAAAAAAGGGGTCATTTGACCCCTTT